GTTTGAGATGCCGGCTATAATTGATGTTCCTCCAACCTTTATTAAGGTAAGAGGAGTCATGATGGGAGAAGCCCTTACTAAGGGTATCCTCTCCCTTTATGGGTTAGTATGTGAACAAGCAGGTCTCAGAGAGTACCTGGGTTCACCTCTATTTCTCAAATCACCACCATGGCGATGTTTTGCTATTGGTGGCGATGATCACCTTTTAGTAGGACCTATGGCCTACTGCAGGGCTGTTACTTCTAGACATTTAAAATCTGGAAGTATACTTTCATTGGGTAAACATGGTTTATCCAATGTAGCAGTAAAATTTTGTGAGAAAATTGTTTTTGTAAAACAATTACGTTCTTACAAATATCGGTGGGGCGATTTCGACACTAGTCGTGAGTCCCATCCTTTTGTTGATTCTATAAAGGTAAGATTATTATCTCCTTTATCAACAACTGTGATCACTAGAAATGATCATAATGCCGCTATAGGAAAGGGCAGTGCCCTTGGTCCTATATTAAGGTATATGCCTTCATATTTCGATGAAAAATGGAGGATAATCGTAAGAAATCGTTTTTTCTTACGTATGGGTAGCTTCCTCCCTACTAAGGGGGGTCGCCATCCAAAGTTGTATAACTTAATATTAATGCCACCCTCCCTTGGGGGAATGGGATTATATATTTCTAAAGAGGAGTTCTATAACTCTGTTAAACAAACCCCTTTTATACTTCGTAGACTTCTTTATTTTAATGAAAATAAAGACAAATATGAAGATGCTGATTATCAGTTATCCAGAGGACTTTCTTTAATCAGAAAATGGTTGACTTATGGCTCTTTTAGGGCTTATTTGTCAGATTCTCTAGAAGGCGACGTTCTTCGAAACCTTGATCTAGAGTTAGCTATAAAAGATACACTACAGTGTAGGTCTTTTAGAGATGTTTTCTCAGTGCTTGGATCGGAAGAAAAGGATACTATGTTCCTTAACGATTCGATTGCATTGAGGGGTTTTCAACCCATCAGAGATGTAGTTGATTTACTCAAGAAAGGATATTTATTCCAATCTATCTTAACAGGTCACTCAGAGAGTCACATGTTTAAGACTATGTCTCTTTCCAAAAGATTTTATTCAATTTGGGAGACTATAGAAAAGGCGTGTTCCCCTCTATTAGAGCAGGACACTCCCGATAAATGTGATTTTGATCCATCAAAACTTACACATTTTCTCCTTGGGGATGATAAACTGACTATGTATGTACAAGTTAGTGAAGTCCTAAATATTGACTATTTCTCAAAATCTGAGAATAGACAAATAACCATCTGTAAAAAGGTCATTGACCAGATTACAGACGGATTGCCATTAATGGCAATACCTCTAAAAAGCATTGCTTTTTATAAGTAACATAGTGGCAGTGCCAAGATACTTTAAAGACACAGGTATACCTGTTTAAAGCTTCCTTTGAATTCTCAGTGAGGGTTTAATCATTCTATGTTAGAATTAGAAAGGGTCCTTTTGGATTGAGTCCTAAGACCCCTACACAATGTGTAGTTCTATAGAACCTTTCTATTTATGTTTGGTC